GTTGGGCTGTGCCTTCAGTAGTTACTGTCTGACCTGTTTCTGCGGTGTAATCTCCCTGATCTCCATCAGCACCATCAAAATGGATTAGCAACTTGGTATATGGATCTTCTACGGAGACTATTGTTTTATCTACCTCATCGGTAAATGGCGATGCATTGGCATGCATCATTAATTTGGTATAATTACCATAGCTATCATCATCATATACCTGTACTCCATCGGTATAGAACCTGGCATAGTAATCGCCTAATTCTATAACATAGGTTTGGGTTGTGGAGAATTCAAAAGGGATAAGGCGGATTTTTTTATCTGCGGTCTTTTCTGTAGCGATATATTCAAGACCTGGGCGGTTGGATATGCCTCCGTGGGGGTGCACTATGAAATTGCGAAGTGTCCTGGCGCCTATGGCGTACTTGGCCAGGTCAATACGGGAGTATAAAGAAGGGGCAAATTCGCCTCCGCAGAAAGATGCTTTTATGCCAGTTAACGGTTGCATAAATTATGCCTCGGCTATTATACTTTCGCCTTTACCTTTTTTGCCCGATTTTTTTACTTCGCCTTCTTTAGCTTCAAAATCAACGCTCTTTGACCATTTCGTATCTTGCATTCCGGACATACGCCCTCTGATATGGATATCTACATTATCACCTACCTTAAGATTCGTTCCCTCGATAAAAGACAGAGGAAAGGATATACTTGGATATATTATCTTGTTCTTCCTCTGTGTTTCTGGAGTTGCGGGGCTATCATATAACTGTTTCTCTGTACGACCTAAATCTTTCATCTCTCCTCCTTTTTATCCTCTCGCCTCAGCATAGTTAGACTTCGTATTGCCCTCATGGGGTTCGTTTTTATTATCGGAATCGTATCTCTTGGCTTCAGAGATTGCGATATCGAATAATTTTCCTTTATCCTCGGCCTGTTTATCATCACCGTTTAGGGGTTTAGCTAATTCCGCCGCAAGTCTGTATGCAAAGGCAACGACAAATGCGCTATCCCATAGCGTTGGGGTATCATGATCGTAGGTATATTCAATATAGGCATCTTCTATGTCGGTGACTATCCTCTGCAAACTCTTCTCCTTATCGTATACTGTTTTGTATTTTCCGCTTATCGTATTATCAATGCTGGCTTGAACATTTACTTTTCTTATCGCTACGCAGTCTGTGGGATATACATATGCGTATGCATAGACGGCCGGGTCATAGTCTGTGGTTATTACCAGTGCTTGCTGTACTTTGGCAAAACCCCAGTTGTATGCGCGCAGGGTTTCTTCACGCGCGTATTCCCATAACCGGAGCGCTGCCTCTACCTGAACATTGCCTGTTAATGCAGCCAGTTGAACTGCGGTTATTGGAGTCTGTGCTATATGCGAAAGAGCTAAATTTATTACATCAAGTTGTTCTGCCATTATATTTCTCCTTTATTCTTTGTTCGCGATAAGCTATAAAGGCAACCAATAGTAAACTGGTGTGCGGTTGATGAGCGGGGAAGTAAACACAGATGACAAACATCGCCATCAGACATCCCAATAATGCCAGTCCCCGGCAACCTTTCAGCAAATATATAGCGTATAAAATCAACGGAATAATTCCGATAATGCCGATTTCAAAGAGTGCCTCTATTGGCTCGTTGTGGGCATTCTGCCATACCCCCTCACTTGTGAAATGTCCATGCGCAAGGGCATGAAAGACCGACTTATATGCCCCCAGGCCCCAACCGATGATGGGATGCTGCCGGGATAGTTTAAGCGTTTCAAGCCATACGGCGCCCCGGGCATATAGAAAATACTCCCATGTCCTGGTAAACAAAAGACGATATATTGCAAATGCTCCAATCGCCGCATACATCCAGATGATATGCTTTTTAAATGACTTCGCCTCCTGGATGAGAAAGGCCAGAAGGAGGATCATCAATGCCTTAAGCTGCATAGGATTTCCTACCGAGCCGACACAGTTGGTTGCCTTTTTTCCAAAGTTAAGCAGGACATCATTGCCGTATGCCTGCAGAAGAAACAGGAATGCTTCCAGCATAAATACACAACATAAGATTTTGAATACAGGTTTCCAGTCTTTGCACTCAAGGCAGAGCAAATAAAAGTAAGCGCCGCCTACCACCCATATAAATGCGGTCATAGAAAGGTGGGGAGTGCGACTAAAGAAAGAATTTACGAACAGATAGGGAATGAGAATCTTCAGATAGATATTGGCCTTGGTGAATATAAAGTATATGGCCAAGATTCCGAAAAGAAGGAATGTCCACACAAACTGAATCGGGCTATTAGTAAAATTGATGCTAAACTCAAGGGGTGGAGTAATAGCCTGTATAGTTATAATAAGTCCTATTATAAAGGGAATGAGTTTTTTCATAAGATAGAGAGCGGCATTTTTAGAGAAGTCTAAGAGAATGCCGCTAAACTCCTCCCTTTATCAGTATGTAATCGTTACGTTAGAATCGCCTGTTATAATCCAACCGTTAGTATCATCCAGCCAAGTAAGTGAAACCCAGCCATTCGCAGTATCAAAATTTATGGAAGTCCAACCGGTCATAGTCATACCGCCTGGCGTATCTTGTGCTATCAAATATGCTGGATTAGCCAAAAGTTTGATGGTGATCTCCTGGCCTATTTCGCCATCAGGAAGTGGATGTACACCTGGAGAACCATTGGCGAGTTTTATCATCGCAAAAGCAAGGTTGGCTGTGGTTAGAGGGGTTACGGTTGAGACAATGGTCGATACCCCACCTCTGTTGACGCCCTTGTATACCAAATCATAGGGCAGTTGCCTTCCTAACTGCAGGGTGCGGTCGGTGCCATGCCAGTTGATGCGAGCACAATACCCAGGAATAGGAAGCAACCACAGGCATAACGACAACACTAATGTCAATGCCAAAATCTTTTTCATCATAATGCTCTCCCTTATTTGTCAGAGGGAAGCTTTTTAGGCCTCCCCCTGACTGATTAGTTTAGAGTTGTTTGTCCATAGTCTTTGCGGTGTCGAGCACGATGCATCCATCTACTGCCCCTGCGTCCATATCGGCACTGAGAACATAAAGAATTCTCAAGTACCGTAATACTTTCGCAGGTATTACATGATCCAGAAGAACTACTCCTACAGCTCCTGCTGCTGTTGCAGCCCCGGCTGCGATGGTGATAGTCGGGCCGGTGAGGAGATCTGTTGGAACTGTAAAGGTACTTTCAGCGCAAGTCTGCAATTTTGCATATAGAGTTCCACCGGCTGCATCTACATACGCGGTTGCAATTCGCGCCTTTACTCTTGCCCCAGGGCTTATCGCATCACCTGCGGCAAGCGTATCAACATAACTTGTTGATGCGTTGTTGCCACTGGTTGTTACTGTCTGCCCTGCACTCATTTCTAAAAACTTATCCTGTATCATTGAGAGCCTCCTGTTAGTTACTGGTTATTTATTGCCACTCCCTAAAAGGTGTCTTGGTTATATTTAGGTTATTCTTGCTTCATCAACATCGAGCTGATCGATGCGGCGAATCGGTATGCCCATGAAGCTTAATGTAGGCCTCTTCAATCCAGATACCGGGCTTTGCAACTCATCCAGGGTGATGTAGGTATTGGATTTGTTGAGGAACTTCACGCGAATCATAGCGCGAACTCGATTGTTGCAGTAGAATATTGGACGCACCATTCCGCTCGGTGGAAGCTTATCCATTGCCTGAGACATCATCTTCAGAAGGTTGGCCGAGGTATCTGCCGCATCGCCTGCGGTTTCAAGAGTGGATATATCGATGTTGGGGATGCGCACTACATAGCGCCAGTCCTTAACAGCGATACCGCATTTCCACTGGAAGTGGGTTCGATATGCCTGAAATGGATTGTTGCTGCTATCCAATACCGTCTGTTCGCCTAAATCCGTTATCTGCAAACCGGCCTTCGAGCCTTTGGGGAATATACCCATGATAGTTGCAGGAGACCAGCCTACCAGCCACACTGAGGTATTGTCAGTGCCTACGCCTCCTCCGTCAATCAGGTTGCCGGATGTGGTGGCGCCTGCTACGGTGTAGTAGCGAGGTGCGAGGCCGACGAACTTCTCGGGATCAACCGAGGTATCGCCGTATATCAATGTCTCCGCAAAGGCTTGATTCATTGCCTCGATGTGCGCTAAATCCTCGGTGAAACGGAACTGTGAGGTATTACCGTTTAACATAGCCAGATCTTTGTCAATCTCCGAGTACGCTTCCATCATGCCACAGGTCTCGGTAATCTGGTTAGAGGTTGATTTGGTGCGCACGACACCTTGGTTTAAGAGCCTCCAGGTCGGGGTGGGAAGGGATGCTCGGACGGTTACCTTATGGCCTGTCGGCAAATTGCCCTCGACAAAACTAATATCGTCGAGTATTTCATTATATTCATTTAACACCTCTATGACTGAGGCAATCTTGCCATCGGGATCCACCCGACGCGCCCAGTCAAGAAGGGTTACGTGAGTAGCTGTTAATGCTCCCATTTGTTTGCTCTCCTTTGTTAGAAGTTATGAGTTATTTTTTTTCTTGCTCCGGGTACAAAATATCTGCAGTAGATTTTGCTCCTCCAGCTGCTGCAGATTGTCCTGCTGGCAACTTATCTTCGGATATCAACTTGCCGAGTTTGATCAGGTCTAAGATAAACGCCTTATTGTTGGATAGGCCCGATGCATCAAGCATTTCCTGCGTTTCCTCTGATAAGAACCGGTCTCGTACCTTGGCCACATACGCAAGTTGGTCTTTGTAGGTGGCGCCAAGTTCTTTGACGGTCTCATCATACGATTCTTTCAGGAACTGCTTAAAGTTCGTGGCCTGGGCATCGGCTTCGGCTTTCTTCTCTGCGCTGTATAAATCTACCAGTTTTTGGGCTCCCTCTTGCGTAATCTCCAATTCCTTAAACACAGGACTGAACTTATCCACTAATGGTTGGTTTAAGGTCATCCCTTCAGGAACTATAAATTCATATTTCTCAGGAACCACTTTTAGCTTTGCCTTTGCATCCTGTGCCTTTACAAGTTCGGCCTTCTTCGGCTTATCCTCTTCGGACAGTTGGTCATCAGGAGTATTGAGCAGCCGCTTGTCCTCCCTGGTCTTCTCGATAACAGTCCTTTTGCCCTTGTCCTCTTCAGATAAGGTGGTTACATCTGCATCAAGCAATCGCGTCTCTTCTGCTGCCTGCGCTTGCTTTTGTTCCTCTGTCTGTGCACCTGCTTGACTAAGAAGGGTATCCTTTGTTCCTGCTTCTTTAATCAAGCTTGGGTCCTCCACTATGTTTGGATTTGTAGTGGATGCTACATTTGGGTCTGTCATGTTACCTCCTTTATTTTTTGATGACAATCTACGCACAATGTTAGTCCATTAGCTAAATCCCAAAAAGGTTGATAGGCTAAAGCTAACCTAACAAGTGTTTCCTTGTCATCAATCGGTGAAAATTGATTATATACACGCAAAAACTCTTGCATTAATTTGGCAAAAGCCTTTTTATGATGAGCTTCTAAAATTCTATTTTTTCCGCAATGGCGACAAATAAAACCATCTTGTTTAAATACTTCATATCGCCATTGTTTATATTCCGGAAGTTTTCTAATCAAATCTACTAAAGAAGTAATACCACCTTTCCAATGAGGATTATTTTTGCCAGAAAATTGCCCTTTCTTAAAACAACCTTTTGTCGGCAGATGTCCTTTCTTGAATTTTACTTTTATATTTTCTGCGGAATTTGTATTATAGCCTTTCTTGATATATTTCCTTTTGCCAGTTTTAAGGCCTAAATGACCACCAGCTTCTTTATTGTTTTGTCCCCAAATTCTACCGTCTTTACAAATCTTACGCATTCTCTTTTGCTTGTTTTTTAGACTTCAACGCCGAAACATATTCATTTTGCATGCGGGCAAAGGCGGAACCATCGGCCTCATTTATATCAATCAGTATATCGAGTCCGATTTCTCTCTTCCCTTCGTTAAAAGCAGTTTGGTTGCTGTTTGGAGTAAATGAGGATCTAAGTATTCCGCACTTACCCATTCGCCTCCAATAGTCTCGTCTGCCCTCTGGTGTTTTTAGTATCTTTCTTACATCATCTATCTCTTTCTGACGCACACGTCTTTGTGCCTCAGTTAATTTTTTCCTGCGTTCCTCCAGATTGAAGACATTTTCTTCCGGCATTATTTTCCTTTGTGCTTAAAAAATTCAATCTGATGAAGTCTGGTTTCTGCGGCTTTCCTGGATTTATAGACTCGGCTTAACTTCTTGCCACTTTCGCTTGTTACTATAAATCCACCCGCTACCGGCTTTATCATTTAATTCTATCCCTAAACATCGCCATTTTACCATTGCGTAGTTTGCGCCGGCGATAATTATATGAACTTTTACCTCTGCCTGAACCATCACGCCTTCCGCCTCCTGGTCCTAAGCCTCTACCTACTCCGCCTACTGGCCCTCTTCCATCTCCACCTGGCATTATTTGTATACCTCCACTTCGTTCTCTTCTTTGCAGATATCGAGGCGCTTGATGTAACCCTGGCCTTTGCTCATTAAGTGCGTTTCCTCGCTTGGCAATAAGGTCTTGCCATATATGGTGCAGCGCTTGTGGCCTCCGAGAGTGATTTGCTCTGTTAGGTGATCGCAACTGTCGCAAAAATCCTTATGCCGGAGTTTTATCTTCATCGGTTCATTTCCTTCACTGCCTCTAATGTCCTATCCAGTGCGCTATCCGTGCCCATTGGAGTTTTTCCCATCGACTCAACCGCTTTGCCTCCCTTTGCGGCGGCTTCGGCCATACCAGCCATCCTGCTCTCGGCTTCTGCGGCCTCTAAGGCTTTGGCTTTTTCTCTGCGGATGTTTGCTACAGTAGTGATGGAGTTAATAATTTTTGGCGGTATGCCGAGCATCTCTGCCTTGTGCCGGTTCTTCTCGTCGAAGTTTATCAAATCAAGAGCGCTCTCATCTACGCCGGCATCCTGAAGAACCCCGGCCGTCCAGATATCTATGGCCTGGATATCAACCATCTTCTGGGCTTGGGCGAGGATGGAGGTATATTGCACCTTTATTTCTATGTCCCCTATCTCCGGGGGCGGTTCGGGGAACATATTATTGCGCAGGCATATGGCGAATGTTCTGTCGATTGCGGATTTAATAAACTCATCACCCTGCCATAACTCCAGAACCGGCCCTATCTTGGAGATACGCTCGTTTACCTTCTCCACAATCTCGGTGGCGGTGATAGGGCTCCCTTTCTGTTCGGCCTCTATCATCATCAGAAACAGGTCGGCAAAGAAAAACTTTTTAATCTTCTTCTTGGTGCCTTCTATCGAGGCATCAAGGTTGGCGATATCCAGCCTTACTTCATAGGCAGGCTTTACCCCCGCATTAGGCAATTGGGCTGAGAACTTGGTTATTCCTCCAGGGAGGGTGTTTACCTCTCCCTGCACAGAGGCATCTACCTGTAGCGGAGGGTTGGCTCCTTTTTCAATAGCGATAAGCTCGTCCTTTACTTTCTTCTGCAGTTCCTTCACGCTACCCAGCGCCTTCCATCCTGCGCCTTTGCCATACGAATCCGCATTGGTGGTAAACTCAAACCTGGGGCCTAATAACGGTAGCTCCTCATATCCGCCGATACGCAGGAATTTGTTCCCGGTATTGTCCTGCCAATATACGGTGCGGAATTCCATATTCTTGTAGTCTTTCATAAACGGAATGCGGTCATTGTTTATCTCTATGAGGTGGTGTACGAGATACCACTGGTCAGGATTGTTTCCCTGCCAGGCTATCTGGACGGCATCCGATACATTTCCGAGTCCGAACTCACTTACCATTTGCCCTGCGGTCATCCAGAACTTGCGATAGAATGCGTTTATCCGGCCGTGTTTATCCCTGCCCAGACAGTATTCGCCTATGGTGTAGTTCGTCAGGTGGATAACGGTGTTGATATCCTCCTCTATTATAGCACAGGCCGTTCCGAAGGCGGCAAGCTCGGCGTACATTGAGGTTAGCACGCTGTAAAAATTTGATTTCTGGAATACCGCTTGCATAACTTCCTGGCTATCCTGGAGCCACCACTTCACCTGCTCTATCTCCATCAATTCCTTGTCTTCAAGATAGAACTTGAACCACGGCCGGGCTGGTGAGGTGAACCCGCTTGTCATACCGGATTTGAACGTATCGATATCGAAAGTGGCCTCCTCATCTATCAGGAGCGTATGGTTAATCTTTGAGCCTGTATTGGGTGTCGTGGCCTCAAAGAAACCTTTAGTGGGATATAGATATTGCGAGAGCTCCTTGTGGGTAGGCTGCCACTTCTGGTATTCTCTTTTGAGTGCTCCTGCGCGCTTGGTCAATAGCAACTTATCCAGGCCGGTATTGTCAAATTCAGCCTTGGGTATCGGCTTGGTCTGCGCGTCTTTATTTACGAGTGTTACCATCTTAACTCCCCAAGGTAGTTTTGCCTTTGCCCGGGCCTAATTCCGCTCCTGCGCCTACTATCCCCAGGGGGCTGGTCTTGATAGTAGACATTATGCCATAACGTGCTTTCGCTATCCTTGCGCGCCTCCGTGCTGCTGTATCTATTGGAGCCGTCTCAGTTGGAACTGGTGAAGGCAAGGGCGCTGGCGTTGGTGTTGGTGCTGGCGTTGGCATCTGTATTGTCTGTATCTTTGGTTGTTTCGGCGATCCACCCATCAGATATCCTCCTTCAATTGCTTCCGTGAATACTGTTTTTGCCTATCGTTATATTTCCTTCGCTGGTAATACATATCCTTGATTTGCGGGTGTTTTTGTGCCGCCTTATGCAGCATTCGTCTTAGCACTCCGTTGCCCCTGTAGTCTTTGTGGATCCACATCTCGTTGATAAGGGCATATTGGCCATTCTCGTCTACCTTGCCTTCCTGGTCAACGGCCCACCATTCGCAAAACGCATATATGAGTACTCCTCCGGTCTTCTCTGTCTCAAACATCCTAATTCTTTGCAGCCAGGGGATTGTAGTCTGCGCCTACGGCCATTTCTTGCTTGACCTGCCCCATAGCATTCCGCCGCTTCTTGGTTACCGGCATAGCAAAGGTAAGGGCTAATAGGTCGCCTCTTGTTGGTGAGGCCAGGCCGCGCTTCTTCATTACCTTCTTGCTCTCTAACTGTATTGTCTGCTTGGTGTTATCTACCTTCTCCACTCCGGTCAGGTCATCTATCATCTTCGGTTCGTTGGGAATAGAGCCTCCGTCTATGAGCCATTGCTTGCCCTTGTTCCACATATCGCTGCGCTTGTTGAAGCATTCCGGGGTGGGACTCTTGCTGCCGAAGTTAATTAGTATCCAATTGCGGTTCAATCGCTTGCCGAATGAATATATGCCTGTGCCATAGCCCTGGTCTATGAATACTGCGTCCGCTTGTTGTTCGTCTTCGTGCCTGGCTACCGCGTCTGCTATTGCTCCATCGTCATCGTTCTTGGCGAATATCTGTAGAACTGAGAAGTTTAAGCCTTGTCTCATCCCTATGCCTGTTTCGTCCCCCCCCATCCAGGCCGAGTCCACGCTAATTATCTTGGCTTCGTAGAAGTATTGGTGCTGGTTGAGCTTAATCTCCGCGGCTTTCTCTGCTATGGCCGTGCTGATGAATTGCAGGTCGCCTGCCGAGGGAAACCTGCCCAATATATGAACCTTAACCCAATCGCTGTCCAGCCCTAAATCCTCTATCCATCCTTTGACCTCTTCCTGGTTGACCAATATGCTCTTGCGTATGTCTATCTGCCAGGTCTTCCACCGGTGCCTGAACTTGCCCCAGCATTCCCGGAAGCGGCCTGTGTTCCTTGTAGGGTTACCGCTTACCAGCCAGATAATCTCGGTGTCCTTGTCTGTCAGGGCGCCTTCGGCTACCTTCCATATCTCATCCGGTATGGCCGAGGCCTCGTCAAATATAAGAATTACCCGCTTGCCCTTGTTGTGCAGGCCGGCGAATGCCTCTGTCTTCTCTATGGTCCAGGGAACTTGGTCAATGCGCCAGGTGCGTTCGTGCTCCTTGCTCTTACTGTATATGGCTGTTGCGGTTAGGTTGAACCAATGCCGGGTTATGCACATATGATACCACTTTGATAGCTCTGCCCAGGTCTTGGTGCGTAGCTGCGTGTCGGTGTTGGCCGTTACAACGCCTCTGGTGTCCTCAAAGGTGCTCATTGCCCATAGAATTATCCATGCTACTAAGGCGCTCTTGCCCGGTCCGTTGCCTGCCGCGAATGCCATTCTTATCGCGATTGTTACTGCTTCGGCTGTGTCTATCTCTTGTGCCTTCAGCCTGGTGGTCAAGTATTCCAGAGCCTCTGCCTGCCAGACATCCGGGCCTGCGTATTCAGCCAGTGGTCCATCTGGTTCGCCCCAAGGAAAGGCATAGTGCACCCAGGCCTTGGGATCGTGGTTCATTGAGCCCATTTCTTGAATAAGCTCTCTCTCGCTGCTTACAAGCTCTACTTCGTCTACGAGGGTTATTTGCTCCGGCATTTCTCGCGCCTCTCTCTCGCTGCCTTGAGTTCTCTGGCTAAGTTGCTAAGGGCTGGATTGTCAACTATATCTACGAATAATCTCTTGTGCCGGCCTAAATCGCGCAGGGCTTCGTTCTTATTCCAGAAGCGTATCTTCTTTACATAGCCTATTTGCTCTCTATCCTTGCCCCTGCCATCAAATAGCTCCTCTATGTCAATGCTGGCGATTGCTTTGCGCAGTGGCTTGGGTATTTCTTTCATTGGCTTTAGTGAACCATCTTCGGTGAATGCGTCTGCTGGGTCTGTCTCGGCGATTTCTAATAGACTTTTAAGCACTCTGGTTGCAGTTACTTTGAGGTTGTTGAATTGTTCTGTGATTAGTTCGTTGATTTTGGCACAGACATAATCATTTGTCATCAGTCGGCCTGCATTTTGTCTTGCTCCCTCTGTTGAATAGCCTGCTCTAATATAAGCTCTTGTGGCGTTTTTATCTTTCAGGTATTCGTGGCAGAATTGTTCTTGCTGAGGATTTAGTGGTTGGTTTTCTTTCGATTGGTCTTCCTTTGGTTGGATGGCCATATAATAATTCAATCATAGTTCGTTAAATTTGTCAAGGTAATTCTCAAAAAAAAGTCGCAGGCATGATGTTCTGTGCCTACGGCTCTATCCCTTTACTCTCATCCTTTCTTACTCTACCTTTAGGGTATTCCTAACGGGTAGAAGCGGAGTTTGAGTAGGGTTGGTTCTTTTTTTATTTCTCTGCCCCGACGGTTAATGCCAACCAAGTATGCTGCCAACTAAACCAATTACGCCCACGACAATCGCAGCCGCTATCCCTACTGCTATCTTAAAAGCGATGCGTTCTATGGCCTGCCATCTATCTGCCATTGTACCACCAGCCTAAGCCTGGGCTGCGCGTGCCTGTTGCTGGCCCGCGGCCACAGGCTTTTGTGATTGCCCTCTGTTCTTGGAAATCCTCCCTACAGATTTTACTGCAGAAATAAAGCTTGCGGCCATAACACTTCCAAGTGTAGCGGTGGTTATAAACATCCTTGGCGCAGTTTGGGCAAGTGGTCATTATTTCTTCTCTGCTTCTTTCTTGCTGCCCGCCTTGTTAGTCCAGCCGGCTTTCCAGCGGATCTGTGCCTTCTCCTGGAT